GAAGAAAGGAGTTCCTATACCAGCCAATGATTGTAATGCGCCTGGTCCAGCTTGATAAGACTGTGTTGTCCTAGCTTCCAACGGTAGGCCGCGTAGTAAGCCGCTCATTTGTGCAAGAGATTGCATTGGGGCTTGTTGTTGCATTGCGTAGTTCTGGATTGCTTGGTCTATTTTTTGTTGCTCTGCTTGTTGTTGAGCAGTACCAAATTGATTTTGTGTGCCTATGATGCCTTGTTGCGCAGCTAACTGATTAGCGCCTAAATTACCTAGAGTAGAAGCTGCTTGACCCGCTTGACCATAACCTTGCAGTGCAGTGCTGAGACCTTGTTGACCTTGACCATAACCTTGTAAAGCGGTACCAATACCTTGTAAGCCCATACCAGCACCTTGCATACCAAGTCCCGCACCTTGCATAGCCGCGTTTTGGCCAGTGATACCCATACCAGCACCTTGCATAGCAGCTTGTTGGCCTTGTAGACCTAAGTTAGCACCGAACTGTTGTTGCTGTTGAGCATTGTTGAAGGCGTCGTTATATCCTTTAGATATAGTTGCATCAATAGCGGAGTTCATAGCACGATTATTTTCCGCTGCCATAAGGGCTTCACGAGTGCCACCAAATGCGCCCGCTTGAGTTGCTTGACCTTGTTGCTGTGTGCCTGTAATGCCATACTGACGACGCATTGCATCGATTTGTGGAGCTAGAGAAGACTGTAGGTACGGGTTCATGTACGAACGAACTGCGTTAGGGTCGGTGGCTTGTTGTGCAAAATTAGCACCCGCTTGGCCAGCTTGCATACCATACCCAGCACCCAGTGCACCATACCCTGCGGCTTGTTGGCCTTGTTGAGCACCTAAAGCACCGTAACCCACACCTAAAGCACCGTAACCTAAACCACCCATACCAACATTAGTAGCCGCTTGACCTAAGTTTACAGCTTGACCAGCGGTGCCTAGTGAACCAAAACCTGATGCACCCGCTATACCTGTAGCTGTATCGAATTGACCTGGCATTGCTAAGTTTGCTGCACCAGTTTGTGCTTGTTGTTGGAGTGGAGAGAACCCAGCAACGTAGTCATTCATATTGGTACTATAGGGCGTGTATGGTTGAAAGCCTGTTACATTAAAACTGCCGTCTGCGCCAGGCGTTCCCTGAAATATTTGTTGTTGAGCTGCACCAAGCATTGACTCAACGTAAGGCTGAGCGTATTCCGGGATGTTAGACTGTTGCACTTCAGTATTTGTAGGACCACCGCCACCTTTTTTGTATAGCTTAATATTTCCAAATGGGTCTTTTTGGAAGGCTTCTTCAGGCAACATGTCAAAGTGCTTACTCATACTTATTTCTCCACAGGCAACTCATAAAACACAAACCGCGATTTGTATCCATCATTTTTAAAAATCTTTTCCCAACCGGGGCGACCATAGCTTTCTATAATCTTACACCCGTGCTCTTTGGCAAACTTCTGTAGTAAGGCAAGCATGGGGTCTTTCCACTTCTTTAATTCTACGCCACCAGTAAATATCATATCTAGCGACACCATTCTAGGGTAGTATCCAAACGTAGTTACAACCGCACCGTATATCTTGGCACCTTCAAATGCAATCCAAAGATGTTGTGGCTTAGTTAGTAACCCTTGTTTAATATCCTCTACTTCGTACCTACCGTATGAATACTTGGCGGGACCCTCTAAATACTTTTCTATATGAGGCCATACATTTTCAACGTACTCTACAGGTACCAGCGATACTTGCATTATATAAGCACTTCAAATAGAGTGTTACGTGGCTCAAAATCAAACCGCCTCCATAACCGCACTATAGAATCCTTGCCATAGCCTTGTATCTTTGTAGCACCTAACTCTTTTAGTATCCGTTTTAGCTGCGCAAACACTTCTTTAGTTGCTATAAACTTACCACCAGTAGAAGTAATAAATGCTACTCTATGCAAAGGGCAGTTAACTAATGATACTGTTGCACACCCATGTATATCTCCGGTCTCATCTATGGCAACAAACAAATACCATTCACCAGAAGTTACATACATTCTAATATGCTCTAGGTTATAGTTTCTGCTCCACTCAGGAAAATTATCCATTGAAGCTACAGCAGTGGCAATAAAGCCTTCAACCCGAGGCCATACTTGGTGGACGAAGTTTGTATCGACCACCTTAATTTGTAAAGTCATTTTAATCCTATGCTGGTAGGAACTTCTCTGATTTTATCTGTTTACCTTGTGCTTTTTTACCCGTACGAGCTCTACGTACATTTTCCATCATTTTATATAAGTGTTTAGCACCTGCATCAGTAGACCCATTACCTAGATGTGACACCACGTCAGCGGGAACTACAAACTCACCGTCTGCCAATCGAGCTGGTTGTTTATTAGCAATTGTAGCAGGGATATCATCAGACATACCATCACCTGGGCCTTTAAGTAAACGAGGATTACCCCCCGCAGCATACCCACCAAGACTATATCCAGCGATACCACCCATAGCCATTTCAACTGGTTCGTAGTCTGCACGAAGTACTTCTGCGCTCATAGGCATTTGAGTTGGAGTTGCAAATTGAGTGTTATCTTGTCTACCCATTGGATACCCCCCACCTGCCAGTGCAGCAATACCACCTTGAGCATAGCCAGGCCTATATACGTTTGGTGTTATACGGGATGCGTTAAACTTGTTAGGGTCATACTTAAACTTGCTTAAAGGGCCTTTGTATTCATCTTCTTCAGGCATTTGCACACCAGGGGCCATAGCAGCACCTACTAATGCAGTACCGCCGATACCTACACCTAGTTTTTCCATATCAGATAGATTACTATACCCAGTGCTAATCCTATCCATTAAGCCGGGTTTTGCTGCGGCTATGCCTTGTTGTGCACCAGGTAATACAACGTCAGACACAGCGGCTTGAGGTACTGTACTTGCAGCGGTATTAGCACCCTGCCAAAAACCAGTAGACCCAGGAACTTGTGGAGCTGCACTTGCAGCAAACCCTTGACCCCCAGCAGTGGTAAGATTAGCACCCCCAATAGCCGTTGTTGTAGGTTGTAGCATAGCTTGCTGCGCCGCTAATTGAGATGTACCTGCTGCTTCAATTGCTGCGGGTGTACCAACACCTACACCTGTATCTACTGCTGTGTCTAGTGCAGCTGTATTAGTTGCGCCTAAAAGTCCTTGTGCACCCGAAGTAAGACCTGCCGTACCCGCACCTATTAACGCGCCTGTAAGGACATCTTCGCCAGTTAATAACGCTGTACCACCGCCAACTGCGGCGCCTATTAGCATGCCTTCCATAATGCACCTCGATTATAGTGTTTCATAGTAAATTCCTACTATATATAGTTTAGTGAATAATATCATCAATGTAGCGCCTATACAATATTAAACTATTGTTCCAGCGGCGTTTATCCAGTTAGTACCGTTCCACCAAATAGGTCTTCCTATGGTAGTATCAAAATAGTATTGCCCTATCTGTAATTTAACAAGTGTTGTACTTATAGGCCTGTTTGCTGTCGTGCCTGAATCAGGTATTGTTAACCCCTGTGTGATATTATCAATCTGTCCAAAGTAAAGTCGTAATGCATTGGTTAGTTGGTCTATATATTGTTGGCTATACTCAACTGGCGCAATGGGTAAGTTAGGTGCTTTTGGTGGAACTAACTGCGTATTTTTTAAAGGGGTGTTATACGCCATTATCTACGCCCATCTGGTCTAATATCAATACGAGGCATACCTAGTTGCCAAGACACTCCGAGGTCTGACGATTCAATTCTAAATGCCATCTGACGACCGCGTATGCGAGTATATACCTGACCTGTAAATTCCTGCACGTTGTATACCTGACCTGTACTAAAGTTATCCGAGCTTCGCACTAACGGGTTATTAGCCGCACCGTAAGGAGACCCTGAGTTTTGACGGGGTTTAACAGTCATGGTTACAGACGGTTGATTTACATTAGAGCCATTAAAGTTTACGTCTGGTAATATGCGCCATACAAAGCCAAAGTTATGACCGTCGCCAATATCAAAGTCAGAAGACTGCACATAAGCTGCGATAGGTAGGGTAGTGTCACCTGCGTTATCATCAACAGAAGACTCGTGATAAAGAATCCGGTTGTTATAATCTGCTGCCATAGGAAACTGACGAATGCCTGAATCTAGCCAAGCACTGCGAGCCATAGAGCCATAGTACCAAACACGGTCAACATAGTTATAGATTACGTACTTATCAACCGTAGTACCACCGCTTGAGTTACTTACATAGAACCACCAGACTTCGTTGTAGCCTTCGTTACCCCCAGCAAACACTTGGAATGCTTGGTCTTTGTTTATGTCGTTAAAGACATACTGACGCAATGCGCAAGGTAAAGTTTCTACGCGTCCGGAATACATATAGAACTTGTCCCCACCCATCCAGTAGGTTACGTTGTTTACAGTTATCATTGCGTTAGGTGACATGATAGAAATATTATCCATCAAGATATTAAAACCCCACACATAGGGAGCGCCTAGATACTGCATTGAATATAACGCTGAATCAGTCCAGATTAGAATCTCTTGGCGAGTGGCCTTAGCGCCTACAATAAATGAACCACTAGTTAATGCAAATTCACCAGCCTGATTTGTAATAGCTGGAACCCACTCATATGGGTTAAGTTGGTCTGACCATCGAACAAGCATCGGATTAAACGGAGTGTTAGGAGTGCCTGACAAATATGAGTTGGCACCCATAGCAATAACAAATTTCTGAATAGCGGATGCTATGACTTGGTTAGTTGTGTTTGGTACATAGGTTCCAGCATACCCTTCATTAGTAGAAAGAGTATTTAATGAAACTGCCCTAGTATTAACTCCCGTTGAGTCTTTCCAGTAATATATACCACCACCTCTAGGTGCGATAACAAGGTCTTT